CGCGCTGCTGCGCATGGACCCGGCTGGCCGCACGGACACGATGGTCAAGCAGATCGACGCATGGCTGATGGACCCCGACGAGGGCCGGGCCCTGCTGAACACGGGACCGCTGACGCCGGAGCAGATTGAGCTGTTGATGCTGCGGCAGAAGAAGGCGGGTTCCGCCACGACCGAGGAGGGCGACGGATGACGACTGACGCGATGGCGCTGGCCGCGCAGGCGAGGGCTGCTGCGACTGCGGCGCCCGCGGACAGGCCGAGGCAGCGCCGGTCGGCGCTGGCTGGTGACGCGCCGGCGTCGGTGCGCGCCCCGATGATGCGGGCCCGCATCCATCGGGCGGTGCAGACCCGCGCGGAGGACGGTGCGGCGGTGGTCACGTTCATCGGATACGCCTCGGTCACGGACCGCGCGTACGAGATGTGGGACTTCTTCGGGGAGTACCGGGAGACGGTCGTCGGTGGGGCGTTCGGTGTGACCCTGGCCGCTGATCCGCTGGTCGAGTTCGTGGTGAACCACGGGGCCGGCGGGGGGCTGCCGATGGCGCACACTCGCAACGCGACCCTGCGGCTCGCCGAGGACGATGAGGGCCTGCGGGTGGAGGCGGACCTCGATCCGCGGCGCTCGGACGTGGCGGACCTGATCCTGGCGATCGAGCGGGGCGACGTCGCGGAGATGTCGTTCCGGTTCATGATCGTGCGCGGGCGCTGGTCCGACGACTTCGCCGAGTACTTCATCCACGAGGCCGACCTGGATCGGGGTGACGTGTCCCCAGTCAACTTCGGCGCGAACCCGCACACCCACATTGATGCTCCCGCCCGGTCGGATGCCGGCGCGGGTGATGAGGCGCGCGACGCCACCTCCGCGGACGGCGAGTCCCTGGGCGTGGAGATGCCTGCCGAGCCCACGACAGAACCCCTAGAGCCCAAGGAGCTCAGCATGTCGAACGACGACACCAAGGTGGAGCTCGCGGCACAGACCGTCGAGCCGAACAGCACGGAGGAAGCCCTCCGCGCCCGCATCGCCGACCTGGAGGAGCAGATGGCGATCCGCCACGCTGCCCGCGAGGCCGACGCCCGCAAGCCCGCGTACGACGAGGTTGCCCGTGTGGCCGCCGAGCCGCGCACCTACCGCAAGGACCTGGACCCCCGCGGCCGTGGCGCCGCGTTCCTGACCGATGTCACCCGGGCGTTCCGCGGCGACTGGATGGCACAGGAGCGACTCCAGCGGCATTCCCGCGAGGAGCTGGTCGAGCGTGAGGCGAAGGTGGCCGGGCAGATGCAGCGCGCCACGACCACCTCGGCCTACACCGGCTGGGTCGTGCCTCAGTACCTCGTGGAACTCAACGCCGAGGCCGCGGTGGCCGGGCGCGCGTTCGCGGACATCTGCAACAGCCACGACCTGCCGGAGACCGGCATGACCGTGTACCTGTCGAAGGTCACCACCGGGTCCTCGGTGGCCGACCAGTCGAACCAGGGCGACCCGGTGTCCGAGACCGACATGGACGACACGCAGATCAGCATCTCGGTACGCACCGCGGCCGGCGCACAGACGATCAGCCGGCAGGCGATCGAGCGCGGGCTCGGGGTCGATGATCTGACGTTCGCGGATCTGCTCAAGCGGTACAACAAGAACCTGGACTCCAACCTGCTGAACGCGGGAACGTCGGGCCTGACGAACGTGGCCACCTCGGTGGCGTACACGGATGGCAGCCCGACCGCCGCCGAGCTGTACCCGAAGCTTCAGGCTGCGGCATCGGGAGCTGAGGGCGTGTTCCTGGACACGATCGACGGCATCGCCGCTGTGATGCATCCGCGCCGGTGGCGGTGGCTGTCCTCGCAGATGACGTCCACTTGGCCGTTCGTGGCCGGCCCCGGGGCGCCCACCCAAGCGGCAGCGTCGTCCACGGGCGCGCTGTCGGAGTCGGGCAGGGTCCGCGGCTTCCTTCCGGACGGCACCCCGGTGGTCACCGATGCGAACGTGGCCACGAACCTGGGTGCGGGCACCAACGAGGACGAGGTGTACCTCGTGGCCCCGGAGGAGAACCACCTCTGGGAGGACCCCAACGCGCCCATGCTGATCCGCGCGGAGCCGTCGCCGAAGAACCTCCAGGTCGTTCTCGTGGTGTACGGCTACTACGCGTTCTACCACGACCGCTACTCGGGCGGGCACCAGAAGGTCGCCGGCACCGGCCTGATCACCCCGACGTTCGCCTGATCCGTCGGCTGACTCTCACTCCCCGGGCCGACCCTCGGGGGGTGGGGGTGAGTCGACGACGAAGGAAAGGTGGTGGTTGGCATGTCTGACGCTGCCGCGCGACGCGCGGACTACCTGCGCGCGCTGCGCGAGGAACGCGAGGGATACGAGCGGCTAGGGCGCCCGGCGCGGGTAGCCGAGGTCGATGCGGAAATCGCGCGCGTCGAGGGGCGGCCTGTCGGCCGGTCGGAACGTCCAACAGAGCGCGCCCCTCGTCGGCGCAAGGAGGCATGACCGATGGCCGATCTGACGTTCAACGTGGCCAAGGGCCGGGTGGCCGAGCTCTACAACCGCGTGGATTCCAACGACCCGGCGAACAGCGCCATCATCATCGTCCCGATCGACGCGGGCGCGACCACGGATGCGACGCTGCGGGACCTGGACACGCTGTCCGCGGTGCTGGGCGTGGTGACGGAGCGCTCGTCGAACGGGTGGGCGCGCAAGACGCTGACGGATTCGGCCCTGGCGGCGATGACGGTGGACGACGTGAACGACCGCATGCCGGTGGCGATCCCGGCGCAGACGTGGTCGGCGGTGACGGCGGGTGCGGTGACCGATCTGGTGATCTGCTACGACCCGGACACCACGTCGGGCACGGACGCGAACATCGTGCCGCTGACCCTGCACGACTTCCCGATCACCCCGGACGGGTCGGACGTGACTGTCAACGCAGGCGACTTCTTCCGCGCCTCCTGACATGCCGCTGCATCCGTTCCCGGGTGCGTTCGCCCCGGCGCGGGTGCGGACGAACAGGTCCACGTCGGCGGGCTGGACGAACGATGGCACGCACACCACGCCCGCCACCGCGCACACGTGGGGCACGCCGACGCAGCTGATCGCGTCGACGCCGTGGGATGCGTCGTGGCTGCACATCAAGCCGACGACGGCGGTGAGCGTTTCGGGCGCGCGCTCGGATTCGCTGTTGCAGGTGTTCGTTGGTGGGTCGGGTGCTGAGCAGTCGATCATCGGCCCGGTCCTGTGGGGCGGGAGGACGGCGACATCGTCGCTGCTCCTGCCGATCTTCATCCCGGCAGGGTCGCGCATCTCGTGGGCGGTGAAGTCGGCGCGCACGTCGCTGGCGTTGCAGTGCACGCTGGAGCTGTACGGCTCGCCGAACCAGCACACGTCGGGCCTGCCGTCGCGGTGGGTCGCGTACGGGCTGGGCAACGACAGCGCTTCGGCGTCGTGGGGGACGGCGGTGACGGCGGGTAATGCGGCGTGGGGCTCGTGGACGAGCCTGACCACGTCGACCACCTGCGCACACGACCTGTGGTTGCCGATGGCCGACATTGGTACGGCGGTGGTCACAGCGAACACGGACTACCGGACCCAGTGGGCGCTCGCGTCTACGACGGATGCGGCCACGGAGGTCACGAACGGGACGGTTTGGGAGGGTCCGCACTTCCGCGAGTCGTCCACGGAGCAGTACCAGTCGCTGAACACGTACGGCGCGACGCTGATGGGTGCCACGGGCACGAGTGACGGCATCGTGTACGCGCCCCGGCCGGCGGGGTCGGCGGTGTCGGTGCGGGCACTGTGCGGCACGAGCCCACCCGCGTCCGGGTGCGGGCTGGCGATCCTCGGGGCGGTGATGTGACGTGGCGATCTCGGTCGTGTCCCAGTCGAGCCTGACCCTGTCCGGGTCGGAGCAGACCGTGGGCAGCGCGATCACGTCGGGCAAGACGGCCGTCTGCCAGGTGGACCTGAACCCGATGGCCGCCGGTGACGTGGTCGAGCTGTACTGCTATCTCAAGACGGCTGGATCGGGCGGCACCGCGCGGCTGGCGTGGAAGGCCTCGTTTGCCAACGCACAGTCGGGCGCTCCGGTGTACCAGTCGGTGCCGGTGGCCGCCCCGTACGCGGTCGAGTTCAAGGCGAAGCAGCCGACCGGTTCGGCCCGCACGGTGGATTTCGTGCTGTTCACGATCGACTAGGGGGCCGCCGGTGAGCCTGTACCTCGCCGCGCACCTGTTCTACCCGGAGGCGTCGGCGCCGCAGGCCCTGGACATCACCTCGGCGACGGAGTCGGATGCCGCCCTGGCCCTGACCCGGGCCAAGGCCAAGGCGATCGGCCCGGCGACGGAAACGGACGGCGCCCAGCCGCTGAGTCGCGCGAAGTCCCGCAGCGTGGCCCCGGCGACGGAGTCGGATGGCGCGGTGCCGCTGGTGCTGCGCCCGGCACTGCGCCCCGCGACCGAGTCGGACGCGGCCCAGCCGCTGACGCGCACCAAGTCCAGGTCGCTGGGGATTCCGGGCGTGGTGTCCGGGCCGTACGACTCGGGCGCCTACGACGGGGGCGGCGCGTACGACGGGG